GATACTAACTTAGGATTAAGTCATTTAGAAATAGATGCTGATCTATACAGAACTCCGCTTGGAGGATTTGTAAATCATTCTGATAATTCTAATTGTATTAGAGTTCAGATAAAAAACAAATGGTATTTAAAAACTAAAAAGGATATTGATACAGGTGAGGAATTAACACTTACTTATACTTTATATAATCCAAAATAAAAAAGGGAGAAGCTATTAACTTCCCCCTGCTACTAGGCAACACTAAGGCACTCTTTATGGGTGCCTTTTTTTTTGGTTAAATAGATTGGATTATTTTTCTTACCTCATCCTCCAATTTTTTACCAATAGAATTACAGTGATTAATTACAGATGCACATAAATTTCCGTGATAAGGATAACCTTTTAATGCTTCTCTAATTTTAGAAACAGGCTTACCCCCATAATCTATAACTATCATACTGTCTTTGCTAAGACCTACCTTTAATTCAAATAGTATTCCAGCAAATTTTTTTAATTCTTTTTGATCTTTATTTTTTTCCGCCATTGGCTTCTCCTTTGTCTACAACAAAATCAGGACCAACCCTAGGATCTAATTGTTTAAGTGTTGATAGCATATCCATAATTGTTTTTACTTCTCCATACTTTTGATTCATTAAATATTTCATTAATGTTACTAGTTGAGTAGAACTTATAAGATAAGTTCTTGGATTAGCTTGTGGTTTCTGTGTTGTTTTTTCTTTCTCTGCCATATATTCCCCCTATATTAAAATGGTACATCGTCAAAATGTTTGTTTAATGTTTTTAAATTTTCTTCGGCATTAGATATATCTGTTATTAATTTATCTAACTCTTCTAAAAATTGAGGGTGTTCTCCTATAGCAACAGGTTTTTGCATATAGACTAATGCTGTTGCCCTTGCACTAGCTATATCTGCTTCATATTGTTTCCTTAACGCATCTACAAATTCTGCTTCCATTATTCACTCCCTTTAAATTGATAATATTTATCTTCTATTAAATCAGCATCTAATAAATAAGTATTCATAATGCCATCATCATATTGTTTTTTTAAATCTCTAATCGTTTGATTTAATGTTCTACCTGACTGAAGACAACTACAAACTAAATCTTCAACTTCTATTAACGCTTGCTTTACTGCTCCCATCTTCTACCTCCTGTAATTGTTTATTTAATTTATTTATTTCATTCTGTGTATGTATCATAACTTCTTGTAGTGCTATAATCTTACCATACAAAGACATCTTTTCACCATGCGTCATTTAACCTCCTTGATTAATCTATTTAAATACCATTGTGCTTTTTGTAGATCTTCTAAAGGTTCCCCTTTAAATTTATATCTTGAAACATATTTTAAAACGTTTCCCTTTAGATACCCGTGATACTCATCGTCTGTCATACAATCTTGTATTACATCAATAGTTTCTTTTTTACCATACTTATAGTGTGTAGGTGAATTAACTTTATCTTCTTCCATACTTCCTCCTAATACTATTGTACTCTATCATTTCAAGATCATACTCTCCCTTATGAACATTACGTTTAACTACAAGTCCTGTCCACCACATTTGTTGAGTAGACTTAGCATAGTTTTCCTTGTGATGCAAGTAACATCCTGCAGATAATCCCATAAGTTTTCTACCTGATGGTAGGGCACACATAGCATAATCAAACGTATGAATATGTCCTACAGTAGAAGATACTTTATTTTTTAAAAGGAGAGAACGAGCAATGTTGTCCCCACTAATAGGCTTACCCATAACACCAGTAGGATAATTGTGACAATAATATACACCATCAACCACAACAGGTTCTTGGTATGGATATACTTCCCAACCATATTGTTTAAATTTAAGATCTTTTGTACTAATTGTTCCCTCAAGTTCAGGTATTTCATCTACTGTTCTATCTATCCTATCTTCGTGATTACCAAGTAGCATGATTTTTCTTGGTCGTCTTCCATTAAGACCTTTATTAAATTTTTCCAATGCATCATGCGCATGGTCAATATCTTTTTTATATCTCCTACCCTCAAATGATTTCTTACCTTTATCATAACTAGATAGTGAGTCCATACTTGCAAAGTCTCCCATACAAATAACGGTATTTGGTTTTAGATCTTTAGCGAGTTTACCTGCCCATAAAAATCTATCATTGCTTGCTTTAGGGGTGCAATGAGGATCCCCAATTACTAAGTGTGTTGCCATTAGTTTAGTTCCTTATCTCGTTTCTTTTTTAAATAATTAAGAAAATCTACAACGTTATCATCATCGTCAAATTCTGCCACAGAACTTATAGTTAGATCTTCTTTGTTTGTTTTCTTATCATCAGCAAACCCACGAAGTCCCCATAGAAACGTTGAATGAGGGTCAGTAGTCGCCATTTTAATCATACCCCTTGCTATAGTAGAACACAACTCGTACTCTTCTGTACTCATATGTGTCTTAGTATCCATGGATATACCACAAGTAAATCCTGATTCCCAAGGTGTAACTAAAACTTTTATTGCTTTAAGCAAATTTATTTTATCTTTTTTCTTTGTCATAAATAATTAAAATATTTTTTATCATAGGGTACAACTTTCCATTCAAAGTTTTTTTTAAAGTTATTTCTTTTTGCATAGTCTGTTGCATCTGATTCTGTTTCCCAAATTTCATTTGTAAATACTGTCCACTCATCACTATTATTTTTTATAATTATACAATACATTTTCGGTAAAGGTGAAAGCTAGACCCCTCAAACTAACTCTCACCCAGTTACGCAGACGCTTCCTCCTGCTTAGGATTATTAACCTCCGTATACCAAACCCACTTTGGGTTCTTACCTTTAGACTGCTGTTGCGGTAACAACTGCAATCCGCTTCCCCAACAAGGAAGTTTGTATGGGCAAAAAGAACATGCTGTGCCCAAAACTTTATTACCAGTAGGTTTAGTTCTAAACGTTTCCTCTACTGCATCAAAGCATCTTTTAAAAGGTACTTTACTTTCTAATGCTTTAAAATTTTCTACTGCTGTATCTATAGCTTTCTTCTTATACTCAGTATCTACAACTGGAGTTTCACATACTGTCCACTCACCCGTAGATTTATTAATTACTATCCAACCACCAAAGGGTTGCTTCTCACTTTCTGCATATAAAAATCCCTGTGATGCATATCCAAAGATATCTTCTCTAACAACCTCATCAAATCCCCCGCCTTCTCCAAACTTTTTCTCAAAGGAATATGGTGACGCACTTTTAATATCCCATACTTTGTCATCAATCTTAACATCGAGTTGCCCATCAATTTGGGACTTCTCAAACTTATATGATACTTTTTTTTGTTCATCTTTTATTTCTACTCCTGCTGATTTCATTACAAATATAGCTAATGATTCTATTAAATCACCAAACGTATTTCTAATTTTAACATTATAAGGTTGACCCTCACCTTTAATACCTTTTGATTCCATCTGCAACTGGCACAATGGTCTACCTATACTAGATATTCTAGGTTTAAAATTTTCCCTTCGCTTCTCTGAAAATTGTTTTCGTATTGCTGCTTTGCAAGACTCACCAAATTCCTCAACCAATTTATCAGAGATAGCTACAGGATTATCCGACACCTGACTTAAATACTTTTGTACTTTGTGTAAGATATTATTCATTATGCTGATAGAACATCTTCAGGTAATGGTTCATTTAAAGAATCAACTACTTTTGTTGCATCTCTATCTGAAACTGTGTTTCCACTTGCTTTTGCTTTATTGTATGCCTCTATAACTTCTGTGTTTTCGGCATCAATAGACTGTTGAAATACGGATATTGTTTCCATATCTGTCTGTGACATCTCTAAGTTAGAGTCAGCATTCACATTTATCTCAGGAGTGTAATAAACATTACCACCCTTTTTCTGTCGCTTTGTATCCATAGAAAACGTACAGTTAAACATTAACTTTTTACGTTTTTTAAGTTGATCTAAAGCAGATGTTACTGGAGCAAATGCTGTACCTGTTACTCTGTATAGTACAGGTAAGTTTTCAGCTACATGATCTTTACCATCAGCTGTTTTACCATCTTTGAAAGATAATAAACCATAGATTAATTTATAACATCTAATAGTTCTTTGTCTCTCTAACTCCTCAGGAGCAAGAGATGCTCTTTCTTTAAATGGAATCTTACCACATTTAGTTCCACCAAGTATATCAATTGGTTCTTCTTTCCAACTTTTAAATATAATAGATCTATTTACATATTCACTTTTTTCAGCATCATAATGCATATACTGCATTGCACTGATAAAAGGTCTAAATGTAACAGGTTTAGCAAATACATTGCGACCTACATTAGAATCGTATACAAAAAATTGACCTACTGGCAATTGATTACCATCGTCATCTTCAGGTGATCTGTTTATTCCAAGTCTTGGTATATTTATACCACTGCTTGAACCATCGTCCTGTCCTATTGCCTGCATGATTTGCTCATCAGACATTCCTTTTATGTTTGTTAGTTCGTTTTTTGTCATTGAACCTCCTTATTGTTATTTACCTTATACCACATTTTATTATTTTTGTCAAGCATATTTTAAAAAATTTCTTCAATAAAATAACCTAAAATTGCCCACAAAACTACAATAGCAACAATTGTTTCTAACATATTTTTGTTTCTCCTTTTGTTTCTACTACTAATAATCCATCAGCCTGTCCAAAGTATGTCCACTCTGATAGAAACTCATGCCCTTCCTTTACATATAATACACTGGGCTCTTGTACAGATCTACTTTTTAAATCTGTGTATTCTAAAAATGAACTATACGTATCATCTTTAAATTCATCCATAGTTTCTAATGCTTCTATTTCACGCATTTTTTTCCTCCTCCATATTTAACCAATCGTAACCTATTTTAAGTTCTGTGTCAAGTGGAACATTAAAATTAATATTATAATACTGCTTTAGTGCAGGTATTACATTTGATGTACCCTCTCTAAATATCTTACTCATTACATCTTCTTCTCCAGGATAAACATCAGCCACAATAGAATCGTGAACTGTATTTACAAGTAAACTTTTTACATTTTGTTCTCTCATTAATTTATATATATTAATACAGGCTAAAGGTACAATGTCTGCTGTAGCAAAACCTTGAACAGGATAATTTTTTATTTGAGTTCCGTATGTAGATCCACCCCAAGGTGTTCTTTCTGCATAAGGAAAAGAATATTCCCTACCTGTTGGCAGTTTAACTCTTTTAAATCTTATTGCTTCTGTTTGCAATTTATCATGCCATTTTTTTATATCAGGATATTTTTCTAAGAATTTTTTATAATATTTTTTTTCATCTTCTGTTCCTGTTACCCCACCATATAAAGGTTTAAATGTATGAGCCTTAGCATCTTGCCTTGATACACCTATTATATCAGCAGTGTATTGGTGTACATCAATATTATTTTTTATATCTTCCATACCTTGTTTATCTTGAGATAAATATACTGCAGTTCTAAATTCTAATTGTGCAAAATCTACCTCTAGTATTTTACCATCTTTAAATCTTGAAGTAACAACTTTACGTATTGGGAATGTCTTACCTCTTGGTTGGTTTTGAAAGTTAGGATCACGACTTGATAGCCTGCCTGTTGCAGTTACAGCTTGCATAAATTTAGGATGTAATAATCCTTTTTCATTTGTAAAAGATTTAATTCCTACAACAAATGTATTTAAATAAGTATCAATGGCATTGTGCCTTACAATTGATTCTATAAAATCTTTAAACTCACCCTCTGCTTCAGCTGCAATTTTATTTAAAGTAAGTTTATCTGTTCTAAAACCTGACTCAGCTATATCAAATATACTTCTAGGTCTTTGACTAAATCCTGCAATTTTTGCAAGATTACAATAAGTAAATCCCTCACCCTCACACTCAGAACATTTTGTATAATTTTTAAAAGGACTACCATCTTTTTTTGTTCTTTTTATAACTCCTT